TGCCCAAAAACGCGACGCTTGAAGCGAATGGCGTGAGTATCACGTCAGCCGAATTGAGCGTTCTTGACGGAATCACCGCAACGGCTGCCGAGCTGAACCGTGCCGCCGATGTATCGACGCGGGTTGTCAACGCAACCGCTGCCACCCTGGCAGTTACCGCTGCGGACCACGACAGCAAGGTTGTGACGCTGAACAGGGCCGGCGGCATCGCTGTAACGCTACCAGCGGCTTCGGGGAGTGGCGCAAAGCTCCATTTCATCGTCGGCACCACCTTCACCACCAGTGGCACGATCAAGGTCGCCAACGCATCCGACGTGATGACCGGCACCGCGCTGTTGGCGCAGGACGCAGGGGATACGGCGGTGATGTTCGAGACCGCTGCAACATCGGACACCATCACCATGAACGGCACCACCACGGGCGGCATCAAGGGCGACAGCTACGAGCTGATCGACATTGCTGCAAACCTCTGGTGGGTGCGGGTTGTTGGGTCTGCAAGCGGCTCGGAAGCCACGCCGTTCTCGGCTAGCGTTTGAACACCGTTTTAATGCACCGTCTAAGCAATACATGCTATACTGCACCCTCTATCAACGAGGGTGTATGTATGGCAAGTTTATTCAAAGACTTAACCGGCCAGCGGTTCGGCAAATTGGTTGTTGTCGAAAGAGTTGCCGGGAAGTGGTCTTGTTTGTGCGATTGCGGCAAAACAAAGACTGTGCAGGGCGGGAACTTGACGCGCGGGGCGACGAAGTCGTGTGGGTGTGGCCAGTTTTCTGGGTTTAGCGCACACAACAACAGCATAAAGCATGACCTTATCGGGATGAGGTTCGGCAGATATACAGTGCTTGGCCCAGACAATGCAAGCGAGGGAAGCCTAAAGACGCGATGGGTTTGCCAGTGTGACTGTGGAGACACCAAGAGCGTTCTTTCCGAGAATTTGCTGCGAGGCTCAACGCAGTCATGCGGGTGCCTTCATAAGGAAATCATGACAGCCTTCAACAAGGAGAAAGCGACGCACTGGCATTCCGCTGGGATTGATGAGAACGGCAAAAGAAAAGTGTCTCGAACATATCGGACATGGCACGGCATGAAGCAGCGATGTCTTAACCCCGCCGCGCCAAATTACCACTTGTACGGCGGGCGAGGTATTTCGATATGCGAGGCATGGGCCAACAGTTTCGAGGCGTTTCTTGCCGATATGGGAGAAAGGCCGGACGGGAAGACCATTGATCGAATTGATTGCGATGGCGATTACTCAAAGGATAATTGCCGTTGGGCGACCAACTCCGAGCAAGCGTTAAACCGCAGGCCGGTGTCGGAAGGTTTCAGAGAGAAGATGCGCGCTATCACCAAGGCGCACTGGGAAAACCCCGAATACCGGGGAAAAGTAATGCAAACGAGGCGTAAAAACGCAACGGTGTAACCGAACACCCCGTCTCGGCGGGGCTCTACCCAAGAGGTGTTTATGGATGGTTTAACATAATCCCCGCTCCGGCGGGGGTTTTACCCAAGAGGTGTTTATGGATCAAGCAGAAGCAGAATCCCCAGTCCGTCGTGGCCCTGGCCGGCCCAGGAAAGACTACGAGCCCATGGAGGTCAATCAGGCTGGCATAATGGAAATCCCCCACTGCGAGCCGGATCAAGCCCCTCGGGCTGTGGAGTCCACTGTCGAGGTAGTCACCGAAATCAACCACGACAAGGCAGAAATGGAGCGGTTCCTGAACGAGAAGGTGGAGGTCTACGTTCACCCAACGTCGGAGCGGAATGCGGATCGCATTTTCTCAATTTCTGTGCAGGGCAAGCAGGAATGGTTTGTTCGCGGCCAAAAGAAAGTCGTTGCTCGCAGGCATGTGTTCGGCCTTGCGACTGCGCGGCCAACGACCTACTCGAACGAGGAATACCAGAGCCCGCAAGGGTTTCAGGACTACCGATACCCCACCTATACGGGGCTGCGGTATCCGTTTTCCGTGACCAACGACACCCCGAAAGGGATCGCGTGGCTGGACCAGGTCATGAAGTCGCCTGGCTAAAGGGGGTGCGCCATCAACTTTTTGCAGCTCGCCCAGCGCACCCGGCAAGAAAGCGGGCTTTCTGGCACAGGCCCGACCTCGGTTCTCAACCAATCCGGAGACTTGAAGCGGGTTGTTGACTGGGTATCGTCGTCCTATGAGGATATTCAGAGCCGGCACATGAACTGGCGCTGGCTGCGGTCCAGGTTCACGTTCAACACGGTCTCGGGGACTGACACCTACGCTTATACGGACGTTACCGATAGTCGCCTGACGGGCACCATATCGCGGTTCAGCCGGTGGTGGCTGGAGGACGAATACGGGTTCTCCAACGCCTATCGGTATCTGACTTCAGCCGGGTCGTCTGCGCAGAACTACCTGATCCCCGTGTCGTGGGAGTCATTCCGCGACCTGTATCGCTTCCGAACCCAACCGGACGGCCTCCCAATCTACGTCGCCATCGACCCGCAGAACAACCTTGTTCTTGGTCCGGCACCTGATGACATCTATACGATAACGGGCGAATATCAGATGTCACCACAGGTACTTGCGGCGGATGCTGACATCCCCGAAATGCCGGCGCACTACCACATGGCAATCGTCTACGAGGCCATGCAGCGGGTGGGTTCCTACAGTGGGGCATCGGATGTCCAGTCGCGCGGAATCAAGGACGGCAACCGCCTGATGCGGCAACTGGAGAATGACCAGCTTCCGCAAATGGGCCTATCGGGGCCGCTGGCTTGAAGACGATCCGGCAGTTTCAGCGGTTAAAGCCCCCGCCGATAACGCACGAGCATGTCCCGTTCAATGGTGGGCTCGATACTACTACCCCGCCGCTTTCCTTGCCGCCTGGATTTATCACACGCGGCACGAATGTTGAGGTAGACCTGTACGGCGGGTACCAAACCTCCAAGGGCTATGAGCGATACAGCGGAAAACCATCGCCATCGGGTGCTCTTTATTCCAAAATAACCATAACGCTGACGGGCGTTATAACCGTTGGCGATACGGTAACCGGTGTTACTTCTGGCGCAACAGGCTATGTGATCGTTTCAGACGCCACGTTTGTTGTGCTCACCAAAGTGGTAGGGGTCTTTGTATCCGGGGAAGTCCTGAATGTCGCCGCAGCTCCGCAAGCCACGACAACCTCTGGGCCTGTCGTCGGTGGCGGGTCAAGCAATCTCCTGAAGGCGCAGTACGCCAACCTTGCGGCAGACGTGTACCGAGCTGACATTGCGGCGGTTCCTGGCTCCGGGAATATTCTCGGGGTCGTCAGGCACAACGATGTCACCTATGCCTTCCGGAACAACGCGGGGGGTTAATGTGCCTTTGTACTATGAACTTCCATTCACCCAAGGGCTGACGAATACTCCTGCGGAAGGGTCGGAAATATCCCAAAGCGGAGGAGCTATAACCGCAACGGTTAAGCGGGTAGCGCTTACTTCTGGTTCATGGGCCGATGGTTCTGCCGAAGGAAATCTGATTATAACCGCACCTTCGGGCGGGGATTTTGGTTATGGGTATTTTAACGGAGACCCTGCTGTCTACGCTGCGAATGGGGTGGCGTGGACATCACGATTAACCCCTGCTGACGCCAACTGGGTTTCGGTTGCATATGGGAATGGTATTTTTGTTTCTGTAGCAAACACCGGAAGTAATGGCCGCAGGGCGATGTACAGCGCCGATGGTATTAGTTGGGCCTTGGCCGACACCCCCGCTGACAATAACTGGACATCGGTTTGTTTCGGTAACGGGGTATTTGTCGCGGTAGCTTCATCCGGTACAGGAAATCGGGTGATGACTTCCTCCGACGGGGTAAATTGGACCATACGAACCAGTGCTGCCGATAACTTCTGGCTGGCCGTCTGTTATGGAAACGGGCTTTTCGTGGCCGTAGCACAAACAGGCGTCGGGAATAGGGTCATGACTTCCCCCGATGGGGTTACGTGGACCACCAGAACCAGTGCCGCCGACAACAGTTGGTCAGGTGTTGCGTATGGGGGTGGTGTTTTTGTAGCCGTTGCCCCCGATGGCGCGAACAGGGTAATGACCTCCTCGGATGGGATTACCTGGGCCGCCGTGGCTGCTGCTGCGGCCAACTCGTGGGTAGCTATAGCCTATGATGCGGACAATGATGTATTTGCCGCAGTCTCCGTCGACGGTGTTGGCAACAGGGCCATGTGGAGCTCGGATAGTGGAGCCACCTGGACCATAGCGGTCAGTGCCGCCGATAATTTCTGGCGTGGAATAACGTGGGCGAATGGCCTTTTCGTGGCCGTAGCGCAATCTGGAACCGGAAATCTGGTGATGACTTCGCCCGACGCCATTACTTGGACGATAAGAACAAGCGCCGCTGACAACTCATGGACCGGCGTTACGTCAGGAGCGGGACTCTTTGTCGCGGTTGCCGGAATCACGACTGGCGATGGCGTGATGACCAGCCCGACAATACCCAATCGGGTTGGCTTGCTGAATACCATTCAGACAGCAATAACCCTCGCTCCGAGCGGGAAGTATTCATTCGTTATCGGCAACCTCACTGGCTCCACGGGGACAAGGCGCATCTACGGGGCGGATGGCGTCAGTCGAGGCTTTGAGTTCGACGGGGATGTGCTTGTCCCCATTCATACGGGAATGGTCACAGACACGCCAAAGCATGTGACGGTCCACAAGAACCACCTGTTCTTCACGTTTGACAGCTCTGTCCAACATTCCAGCATTGGGCTTCCCTACGAGTGGAGCGCCATCACGGGAGCCGCTGAACTGGCGATGGGCGACACGGTTACGGGATTCCAGGTCCAGCCCGGCGGGCAAACCAGCGGGGCCTTGGCGATCTTCACACGGAACAGAATGTCCATCCTGTACGGGTCAAGTTCTGCGGACTGGAACCTGGTTCAGTATCGGGAGGAAGTCGGGGCCATAGCCTATAGCACTCAGGATGTTGGGTTTACCACCTTCCTCGATGACCAGGGGATCATGGGTCTCCAGACGGTGCAGGAGTTTGGCAACTTCGCTCACTCCGCGTTGAGCAACCGGATAAGGGACTACCTCACCGCTCGGAGGGGGCGTGTAAGCTATTCGTGCATCAGTCGGGACAAGAGCCAATACCGGCTGTTTTTCACCGACGGGTCAGCGGTCTACATGACGGTGGGGTCCGGAAGGAACGGCCCAGCGGCGATTGGCATGACCTCCATGCGGCTCACAAACCCGGTGTTGTGTGTTCACTCGTCGGAAGATAGCGATGGTTCCGAAAAGATATTCTTCGGGTCCAGCGACGGGTTTATCTACCAGATGGAAAAAGGAACGTCCCACGATGGGGCCTCTTTGAACTGGGACTTCCGGCTCGCGTACAACTTCTCCAAGTCGCCGAGAATGCTCAAGCGCTATCGTGACCTGATGATAGAGGTGTCGGGGAATGGGTATGCCGCCTTCGACTTTACCTATCAGCTTGGGTACAACTCAAGCGAGATAACGCAGCCTGGGACGCAGGGCACCGTCACAAACTTCACCCCGGCCCAGTGGGATTCGTTTACCTGGGACAACTTTATTTGGGACGGGACCACGCTGTCGCCCAACATTGCATACCTTGAAGGGGAAGCGGAAAATATAGCCATGATCTTCTCCGGAGGGACTGACTATCACGCCCCCATCAAATTCAGTGGGGTAGTTTTAGCCTATTCACCACGCAGGAACCTCCGCCAATGAGCAACGA